CAATTTAACTCAAAGTGTGTGTGTGTGTGTGTGTGTGTGTGTGTGTGTGTGTGTGCTAAGGAGCGGAGGCCTTAGGCCTCCTCAATCTCCTTATCGTCAACTTTTACTTTGCGCAACTTAGTTTGTCTGGGTTCGAACACCGGTCCATTGATGAGGAAGGTGTTGTTAGCCCAGGCCTGGGGTTCCGTGGTTCCTTCCTTCATAATTACGATGTGTGTATCCGTTTTGTAAAGGATTTCGTAGGGTGTTGTGTTGTCCCTTCTAAGATATACCTTGTCCCCAACCTTGAAGGCGTCAACCGTCTTCTGCAAGGTTGTACCGTTACGCATGGGTCCCTGGTTGAGTTCGTCCCAGTTGAGAGTGTTCCAGTCAACCCCTTTGGAGGTAAGCTTTTCCTCAATAGCCTTCCAGTTGGTAGCTTCGGGGTTGTAAAGTTCCCCAACTACGGGTTCCTTGGATTTCTTCAACAGGACACCATAATTGATGCCTGTAGCGTGCGCAACCTTACGAATGGATGCATTGGGGTATTCCTCAAAGTAAGCCTGCAAGGATTTGGATGTTGTTGTTGTTGTTTTCATAATGATTGCCTCCTTGGATTAAAAAGTAATTTTTTTTTTTTTTTTATTTATTTTATATTTATATTATAATATATTTTTATAAAAAAATCAACAGTTTTTTATAAACTTTTTAATTTTTTTTTTTTTTATTTTGTGACGTTACATTAAAGTATTAAAGTATTAAAGTATTAAAGTATTAAAGTATTAAAGTATTAAAGTATTAAAGTATTAAAGTATTAAAGTATTAAAGTATTAGCACTGTAGCACTCTACTGCTTTAAAGTTTTAAAGTTTTAACACTTTATTACTTTATTACTTTATTACTTTATTACTTTATTACTTTAAAGTGCTAATGTGCTAACACTTTAAAGCGTTAAAGTACGGTACACTTTCAAACATCTCGGGATTTTTAAAGCAGGTGTACAGACAGTGCACATAAAAGTACCCAGTGCCTAAATACTCATAATTTAGAAACTGGGTACCCAGAAAAAATTTCAGGTTATAAAATTTTTTGGTATAACTGTTCTAGCCAGCAGTCTAGGTCGTAGTATTCACACGGTATTGCTATGATAATATCGTTGTAAGTAGTATCCGACCAGAAGTATGTACGCAGACTGCAGGGTGCATTAACTTCCTGGAATTTTAAGATTTGCGCCATAGCATCATGGATTCTAATACCCTGCCCTCTAGCCCCGTGTTCTGTCCGGTCTAGTAGACCATACTGTCCGGGGCCTATATCCTTCGCAACTATACCGCGTTGAGCAGTACTCACCTTGCGCAACCAATCGTCAACCCCAAAACCCCACACTGCACTGCTAAATATAGCTATTGCAATTGAGCTTTGCAGTACAAGTTCTTCAGGAGTTTGAACACATAATGGCCCTTTGTTGTTTTTCTCGTAGTCTATAACCATGGTAGGTGTTACTAGATGACCTTGAGGGGTACATCCCGCGCAACCTATAAGCTGGGAGCGAGTCCAGTTTCGCAACCATGGAGCAGAAGCTACTTTCGCGACCCACTCAACCCAATGTGTTTCGACTTGATTCCGCAACTTAATGCCAGTTTTATTGGCACCTGCTAGGTCTACGTACTTGTCTTTGCAAAATACTGTTTTGTCTGGTTGTGTACTTTTTAGCATAGTGTACCTCCTTCATCCTAGTGTATACTGATATACTTTGTAAAACTTTTTATTTTAGTTATCTTGACTTATCTCTACATTTATTATATAATAAAGTTAGAAAAAGGTCAATGCTGGCCTAAATTTACCTTAAATTTAAGACTGAAGGAGATGATAATATGTGTACTATTTGTACTAGAGTTGATAGAGCTGACATCGAAAATGCTTTAGTATCTATGTCTGTAGGAGCTGCAAAGATTTCTATTAAAGATATTGCAGACAAGTTTGGCGTGGACGAGGATGAGTTGAAAACACATGCGTTGTTTCATACTCCTCTGGTCAACTCTTCGGATTTGATGAGTGCAGTACGAGATTTAGATGATACCGAAAATATGGAAGTGCATGGTAGTCTGGTACGTGCTATGAAGCTGAAAGAGGCAGATATGCTTGCTGCAGTGAGTGGTGAGTATCTGGTTACTTTAAAAGCTATGGGTAGACGTATCAATGGGTTACTCAATGATTTTAATGATGATAGCAGCTCGAATCAGCATTTAGCTGTTGCTAAACTTCTGACTAAACCTATGGTAGAGCTTTACTTAGGTCTAGGCGGTGAGATTAGACAGACTGTAAAGACCGCAGCTGAAGTAGACAGAATGCTGAATGGTCCTAAGGATGGTGTTACATCAAGTCTGGCTGCTTTGGCGGATGCTATTAGAGGAAGTGACGTTCTGAATGGTTGAATGGAGACCTTTCTCACCTAAAGCATTGGACTTTATAAGGAATGCAAATGCGAGATTAAATATTTGTCACGGTGCAGTACGTTCGGCTAAAACTATTTCGTGCACAGTGCGATGGATTGATTATCTGTTGAGTGGTCCCCCTGGTGATTTGGCTATGTTAGGTAAGACTACGGCAACTTTACAGCGAAATGTACTGAACGACCTATTTGACACTGTAGGTCCGAATAATTATAAGTGGGTAAACAGACAGCAAGGAGAGCTTCGGATTCTGGGCAGACGAGTGTATTGTTTCGGTGCTAATAATGAAGATGCTGAGTCGAAAATTCGAGGTGCTACATTTGCTGGAGCTTTATGTGATGAAGTGAATTTGTATCCTCAGAGTGTTTTTAATCAGCTTATGGCTCGTTTATCTGTACCAGGTGCTCAGTGCTTTTGTAACTGTAACCCTGATAATCCATATCATTGGTTTTACACAGATTACATTACGAATGAGAAAATCCAGGATAAAAAAATTTGGAAATTTCTCATGGAGGATAATCTATCCTTGGATGCAGACTACATTAGGTCTTTGAAGCAAATGTACACGGGTGTCTGGTATGAGCGTATGATTCTAGGTAACTGGGTTGCTGCAGAGGGACGTGTCTATGACATGTTTGAGCCTTCGCAACATATGCTAAATACTTGGAAATACTTAAAGGAGTACATGGATAACAACAAGGTCCACCCAAATGCAGTAAAGTGGTTAGTTGGCTGTGACTATGGTACTTCAACTGTAATGTCTTGGGGCCTATATGCAAAGTTACCTAATGATGTTATACTAAAAATGCGTGAGTATTATTATGATGCAGGTGCACGAAATTCACAGCAAACAGATGCTGAGTTTGTTGAAGATTTTGTAAAGTGGTTGGATGGGTTAAAACCCGCTACAGTCTACTGTGACCCCTCTGCAGCATCGTGGAAAGTAGCTTTGATGCGTAGAGGTTATAGAGTGCTCAATGCAGACAATGATGTTATTAACGGTATTAGACACGTTGCTCAGATGATAAGTACTGGTAAGTATTTTATTGACAACGAGTGTGAAAATACAGAAAAAGAATATGCATCGTATGTATGGGACCCAAATGCGCAACGTCAAGGTGTTGACAAGCCTGTTAAAGCGCACGACCATACATGTGATACAGATAGGTATGTTCTCTATACGGAGAGCAAATCTGGTTTGAGTGGTGTATATTGATTGGAGGCGGAGTATGTTATACAATCTTAATTGGTTACAAACCAACAAGCCATTTCCGCCCAGAGCGGAGAAAGCAAGAATTGAAAGGTACGCGCAAAATGCGGCCTTATTTGACGGTGAGCATTTCTTTACATCAGATTACAGATACAGAGATGGTCAACCTTGTCAACATATAGGTGTGTACGATAAGAGTGTTCGTAGAATCACTCGTGTAATCGGAAATTTTGAAGAGGTTGTTTCCTTTCCTGTTCTTATCAACTACCAAAGATTGATGACTATGAAGATGGCAGACCTAGTATGTGGGGAACACCCTACAATTACTGGTAGTAGTCCTGAAGAGAATCAAGAAATCAAAGATGCTAGAGAGTACACTCAAATGGACCTTAAACTGTACTCTTCGGTAATCGACATAAGTAGATATGGTGATGCCGTTATTAGAGTGTACCGAGATGATAATGATAAATTAACATTTACTAACTGGGACCCTAGTGAGTGGTTTCCTATTGTTTCTCAAGATGGTACTAATACTATTACGCATCACTGCTTATGCTGGATTGAAAATTTGGCGGACGACGATGATAGTGTACCAGACTATAGATTGCATGTACAGATTCATGGTGTGCAGAGCCCTGGTCAATACGAGCATAGGGTCTATAAAATGGACAAACAGTGCGGTATTATTGGTAAGCAACTTAAAGCAGAAACAAAAATTGTTAAAACTGGTTTATCTAGTTGCGCAGTAATGCATTTGAAATCTTTTGTAGTTACGAACACTGTATATGGTTATGATGATTATATGCCTATTGATTCCCTGTTGGCTGAGATTTTAGCAAGAATTGGGCAGATATCTGTAATTTTGGACAAGCACGCTGACCCTAACATTACAGGTCCTGTCTCAATGCTTCAAGTGGACCCTGTTACAGGAGAGTACACTTTGAAGAGAGGTAAATTTTTTGCGGTATCTCCAGGTGAGGAACAGCCAAAGTACATGGTTTGGGAGGGTCAGTTATCTGCAGCATTTAAGCAGCTAGAGTTCCTCATCAACCAATTGTACATTGTGTCTGAGATGGGTTCGGCTTTGCTAGGGGATTCTAATGGAGGCTCACAGGCTATTTCTGGTACAGCTATGCGATTCAAGATGGCAGGGCCGTTGGCTAAAGCCAGAAGAATTGCAAACTCTCTTACATTACCAGTTCGTCAACTTCTTGCAATTTTGACGAAAAACAGTGTACCTTATGAAAACATCTCAGTATTTTGGGAAGATGGCCTGCCAGATGACCCTAGAGAAAACATTGAAATGGCTAAGCTTGCTTCTGGCGCAACTAAAATGATGCCTCTGGAAACTGCTATTATGGAGTACTTTGGCAGGTCTAATGAAGAAGCTATTGAATGGGTTGAGAAGTTAGATAAGGAAGCAGAGGAGGCTGCTGCTAGAATGATGCAGACTCAGCCAGATGATGACCCAAATAAACCCGGACCGCAGAATGGTACAGGTGTAAACAGTTCTAAAAAGGGTTCTACAACAGGATTACAAAATCCTGCTGGTCAGCAGAATAGAAATCAAGACACTAATCGCTCTCGTCAGATAGCGAAGTGATATAGTCGACGGACGTTAAACGGAAAGGAGAGATATTATGTCTTTACTAAAAACTTTGAGTAAAAAACTTACACCCGAACAGCTCCAGGAAATTCAAGATGCCCTGGGCGATGATTTTAACTACGATATGGTACCGCGTAGTAGACTGAATGCTGTTATTAAACAGCGTGACACATTGAAGGAGCAGTTAGCTGGGATGTCTCATGACCCAGAAGAGGATGACGATGACGATGACGATGATATCGACGACACATCCAAGGGTGCAAAGGGCACGGAGCCTAAAAAATCCGAAAAGCCTTTGACAGAAAAAGCATTGAAAAAACTTCTTGCAGCAAAGGACAGGGAGAGAGAGGATGCGTTAAAGGCTCAGAAAGTCGAGTTCGCAACTCGTGAAAAACTGCGTGAAGCAAAGGCAAAGGATTTGGATATTGTCTTTGGTCTGCTGGACAAAACTAAGTTGACTATTGGCGAAGATGGTAAACTGGATGGTTTTGATGACCAGCTGAAGACTCTGACTGAAAGCAAGAGTTTTCTGTTCGGCGAAACAGATAACAATGCTGGAGGTGAAAGAGGTACAGGTAGAAACGGTGGTACCGGAGGTAAGGGTAAGGAGGATGTTCTTGATTCCAAACTTGCTGATGTATTCTCCAATTATGGTATCACAGTAACGGATGACGACGACGAATAAGAAAGGATGAGTTGAATGGGCAATACACTTTCTAATCTGGTGCAGACCAAGGTAAGACCTGGTTTGTATCAGCAGTACATTGCTGGTGCGAAATCCTCTTGGATGGAAGCTAACGCGCGAGGTGTAGAGTACAGAGGCGGTAAGTACGTTCTGATGCATGAATTGGAAGTACAGGGCCTCGGTGACTACGACCGCAATCTGGGCTTCCCTAGAGGTAACATCACAGGTAGTAAAAAGCAGTATGAACTGAAGCAGGACAGAGGTCGTGAATTTCTGATTGACGCAGCTGACAACGACGAGACAGGGTTCCTGGTAAACGCAGCGAGCGTAATGGCTGAATTCCAGCGCGCTCATGTAATCCCAGAAATCGATTGCTACCGTTACAGCCAGATTTATGGGCTGATGTCTGCAGGTGAATATGCTGCTAACGTTAAAGATGATGCAATCTCTAAAGCGAAGATTACACAGATGTTGTGTGAAGACATTGCAGCTGTAAGAGATGAAATGGGTATGGATGTACCTTTGACAATTACAATGTCCGGTCTTACACAGCAGCTGCTGGGCCGTGAATTTATTCACAACCTGGATTATGCAGAATTCACAGCAGGTGCTCTGCACACCAAGGTAAGAGCAGTTGATGGCGACCCCATTATTGTTGTACCCAGTGCACGACTGAAGACAGCGTATGATTTCTACGATGGTGTAACAGATGGCCAAGAAGCTGGCGGCTTCAAAGCAGCTTCCAGTGCAAAAGACATCAAGTGGCTGATTACACCTGTAACAGCTCCGATTGCAATCGCAAAGATTGACAATATGAGAGCATTTGACCCTACTGAGTATCAGCAGGCACACGCTTGGAAAGTCGATTATCGGGTATTCCATGACTTGTGGATGTTACCTGATGGTCAGAGATGTACTGTTATCAGAACAGGTGACTTTACAGACTAAGATAGGAGGTACGCTTTATGGCAGTAGTAATTACAAGGCAGCCGTCCAATGAGTCGGTAGTCGCAGGCGCAATCTCTAGCACATTGAGCGTAGTCGCAACTGGTGCAACCTCTTACCAGTGGAAGCAGGCAAAAGATGCTACTACAGTTGAAGGGGCAACTGTAGTAGCTGGCCAAAATACGAATACTATGACTATTCCAACAGGATTGTCTGTAGGTACGTACTACTTCTTTTGCGCGGTGTCAGATGAGACTACTACAGTGAACTCCAATATCGCAATCGTAACTGTTGTTGATTTTCCTGAGTATATTACAGGAGCATTTGTACATGCCTACATGAAGAAATGCTCTAAGGAAGCTCAGGAACGTTTTAAACAGTTGCAAATCTTGAGAGGTATTACAATTCCAGACGACGACAATGTGCTTAGAACAGCTCAGGTAGAGTTGTTTATGGAAGCTATCTAAGGGGGTGACAGTGTGTCTAACTATATGACAGTGCCAGAAGCAGATGCTTATGTGAAAACACATTACATGTCCACAGACACACTACGTACTACTTGGGAAGCTTTGTCAGACGAGGATAAGGAGGTACTGTTGACACAGTCAACAGCCTCCATCAACTCTATAGCTTGGCCAGGAAGAAAAGCAATTCCTGGGCAACCTAACGCCTTTCCAAGGTATCCTAGCTTAGAAATTCCAGCAGCAGTGTTTAGTGCGTGTATCGAGAATGCGTTAACACTTACTGATGAAGCCGAACAGGAAGAGACAAGAGTTTATCAGAAAATGTGGGCTTACGGCTTGTCCAGCTACAGTATCGGTAACTTTTCTGAAACACTTGTACAGGGCGGCGGAAATGGAAGTGCTTCGCAACTTGCCCAGTCGGGTATCTCGTCAACCAAAGCGCAAGCATTGTTAAAGCCTTTAATGGGAGGAGGTTTTTGTATTGAGTAGCATGACAAAGTACTTAAAGCAAAGAGCATCAATTGCAATTTTACGTGTGGATGAGAATGGCAACACTATACTTGATATGTATGGTGAGCCTTCTTATCATTCTACAGTGGTAGTAAAATGTCGTAGGGAACGTAGATTGCGTGATGTATTATCTCAGACAGGCGCAACCATTCGTAGTGAAACTACGTACTACTTCGATGAAAGCGTTCATGTACATGTTGGTGATTTGGTTGATGGAAAACCTATTATTGACTTTGAAGAGTACGTAGATGGAAATGGCGTTACAGTAGGATATGAGGTGGTTGTATGAGTGGTTTCTCCGCAACTAGTACCTCTAGTGTACAGAACGCAAGAAAGGAACTAACCAGTTTTATTAAGACTTTAGAGACTGTCCCTAATCAGGTACTGTCTGAAGAAGCTAGCTTGATATATGCGGATGCAATTGCTGAAGTACCATATAAAACTGGTAAGTTGGAAAGAGCAATTTATGTAAGAGTATCCCGAGATAAGCGCAGACCTGGTATTATGGCAGGTGCTTCTGCTAAATCGCGTGGATATGATTACGCAGGTATTCAACATGAAAATGAATCTTTTAAACACCCTATCAAAGGTAAAGCTCACTTTATTAGTGAACCTTTTGAAAAGAGTTTAAAAAGGATTGAGGCGAAGTTGAATGCCAAAATTCGTATTGGGAGGTGATTTATATGTTGTCAACTCTATGTGAACATGTGCTAGAGTACTTACCTGATGCAATCGATTTAAAGTTCGTCGGGGAGATGCCTAGCTTATCGGATGAAGGCGTTGCAGTAATGGTTTATAGCGGGAACTTCAATACCCAGTACCTGGGAATGAAGAGTACATTATTTAGACCAGTACTAAAGTTCGTTATTCGTACTTATTCTTATCCGAAGGGTTCTGAATGGAGTCAACTGATTAAAGATACCTTCCACGAATTTTCGAGTGATGAAATTATGGAGATGAATCTTGTAGGTACTCCAATATATCTTGGGCGTACCGAAGAGAAGCTTCACGAATTTCAGGTAACATTTCAAACAGTTGTAAAGGAGTGATAGTATGGCAGAAAAGCCTTTTACCGGGTTAACGGCAAGCGTAAAGATTGGTACAGGCCCTAGTGCTAAAGTACTTGCATATGTGTCTGGTGCCAACTTGACTCTGGAAAAAGACATTATTGAAATTCTGGCATTTGGCATGCAGTACAAAGAAAAAGTACCTGCAATCAAAGACTGGTCTATCTCTATTGACGGTACAGTAGCATTGTCTACAGATGGTACACAGAAAGAATTGCACGATGCTTTCGAAAGTGGCAATCCTCTTACTATCGGTATCTACCTGGATGCTAATACGTATTTTGAGGGTACTGGGTATGTCCAGAACTTCAATATTGATGCTGCACCTGATGACAAGATTAACCTGTCCTCGGAAATCGCAGGTTCTGGTGCAGTAACAGTAAAATTGAGTGCTGGGAAGTAATCATATAGAATAGGGGGTTAACACCCCTATTCTTATACAAAATTTAGGAGGAATTTGTATGACAGCAAACGAAAACATTACCATCATGTTTAGAGGACGAGAGTTCTCCATGGGTACTACTTTAAGAGTAGCCTACTTGGTGCAGGGTCAGCATAATCATAAACCTTACCTACAGATTTTTGAAGGTCTGGGTGAAATGGTTTTGGAAGACCAGATTGGTATTCTGTGGGCATCCTTTAAATGTGCTAACGCGCAATACGTAACGGACAGCGGTCTTAAACGTTCTGAGTTCCAGGAAGATTTGCTTGATAACTATAACCTGGGTGAAATGATGGAACTGCTGAAAAAAGTTATCGGCGGCATCATGGGTGAAGATATGGATAAGGATACTGCTGAGGAGAAGGTAAAGGATGTTGATGAACTCCCTAAACCCTCCGTTGATGAAGACGATGACATGGGAAACATTCACGCCTCAGAATAACAACATGGTTCGATGTATTTAGAGTAGGTGCACAATGTGGTTTAAAACCAGATGAAGTACTTGATATGAATCTAAATACATTGAACGCAGTTATCCTGGGGTATCAGGATAGGCTGTTTGATTTACAGTGTCTTGCAGTACATCAGGGTTTCTGGTCAGGTTATTATAGTATTCGTACACAGAGACCCAAACCTGTTCGTACGATATTACAAAATATGGTCAATAAGCGTTTTGAACCTGTTCAAAAAAGAGAACATGCTTCTGACGTTGATGTAGATGCATACCTGGCAATGGAAGCAGACTTTAAACGTAGATGGGAGGAGCAAAATGGCAGACGAGAATAAAAACGTAAAGTACTCGTTTACCGGCGACACCTCCTCGTTACAAGATGCAGCGAAGAAGGCCTTAAATATTATCAACTCTTTAGATGCTAAAGTAAAACAGTTTGGTTCTTCTGCAGGAGTTGATAAACTTACATCTAAAATGAAGGGCTTGGGCAATTCTATTAAGGATGTTTCAACAAAGGCAGCAGCAAATGCAAAAGCCATGCAAAAGAGTTTTTCAATGGCTAATGTATCTCAGATGAAAAAACAGATTGATTATACTGTAGCAGGTTCTATTGCGATTCTTAGGAGCCTATCTAAACAGTTTGATTCTGTAGTTGTAAAGATACAGTCCATGAAGACTAAAGCAGCCGCTGCATTTGCTAAAGTTACTTCGCAACTTAATTCGAACGCGGCAGCGTTCAGAAGAGCAGCTAAGGCATCTGATGACGAAGGTAAGTCGGAAGAGCGAAATGTAAAGAAAGCTAAAAACTTAATGTCTGTAAAACAGTCGTTAAGTAAGGCTACTGCGCAACTTAGTACAAACATGAAAAAGCTTTCTTCGTCCTCCAATGAGGCGCATAGAAGCTTGGGCAACTTAGCTATTTCTGGTAATAAAGTAAAATCCATCTTCGCAGTACTTACCGGCTATAAGATTGGTAGTTTTTTAGCAGAAGGTACTAAAGAAGCTATTAGATTTACTGAGATTCAGAACATGTTCACAGTAGCCATGGGCGAATCCAACCAAGCTGCTGAAGACTTTGTAAAGCATATTCAGGAAATTTACGGTTTAGACCCCTCTAACATTATGAGGTATACATCTATGTTCTACCAGCTGGCATCTGCAGTTGATACTCCTACGGAGGCAGCTGAGAAAATGTCTAAAGGTTTAACTCAGATGACCGTGGATATTGCATCTCTGTTTGATATGCCAATTGATAATGTTATGGAGAATTTGTCTTCTGGCATGCAGGGAATGTCCAGAGCTGTAAGAAAGTACGGTATGGATATCCGTAACACTACGTTGGAGCAGACAGCGTTGTCGTTGGGTATTAGCAGAAGCGTTTCTGAAATGTCTGAGGCAGATAGACAGGGCCTGCGATACATTACAATGATGCGCCAGGCAGCTGTTGCAACTGGTGACTTTGGTAAGACAATTGAATCTCCGGCCAACCAGTTGAGAGTATTCAAAGAGCAGGTTTCTCAATTAGCACGTGCCATAGGCAATTTTTTCATTCCTATTCTTAGTGCTGTATTACCTTACTTAAATGGTTTCATTATGGCATTAAGAACCATCTTAGGATTCTTTGGTAAGCTTATCGGTATAACTCCCAAAACGTTCGGCGGCGCAACCGATGCTGCAAAGAAGCTCGGCACAGCAGCTGGAGGTGCTGCAGGCGGAGTAGGTGATATCGGTAAGAATGCTAAGGACGCAGCTAAAAAGATGAAAGACTTAACAGCGCCCTTTGATGAATTGAACATTCTATCTGAGGATGCAGCTGACAGTACAAGTAATCTAGGCGGCTCAGGTGGGGGAGGAGGATTTGGTTCTGATTTAATGGACCCTGCAATTGCTCAGGCAATTGCCGATATGGAAGTACAATTAGAAAATGTACGTATGAAAGCAAATGACGTGCGTGATTCGATTCTTGACTTCTTAGGGTTCCACTATGAGGGTGACCAACTGAAGTGGGTTGCGGAAGATTTTCACAAGAATTTAGTGGAGAAATTTCCACAGTTTAAAAAGACAATCGATGCAACTTTTGAGAACTGGGATGATATCATAGCTTCGGTAAACCGTCTTGGTTCTGTATTATTAGAAACATTTAAAACGATTCTATCTCCAATCGTCAACTTAATTGTAAACACATTTAAGAGTATTGATTGGGACACTGTATTATCGGATTTTATTACTAAACTACCGGATAGGTTAAATGCTATTTCGGATTGGATTGAAGGACATCAGGGTCTTATTCAGGCTTTTACCTATGTAATATCCGGTGTGGCACTTGCGTTCAAAGCATGGAGCGTTATCCAACCCTTCATTCCTATTTTAACTCAAGTAGCAAATGCAATTAAGATACTGACTTCTTTCTTGAATCCAGTGTCGGCGGCTTTCATGGTAGTAGGTGCAGCGCTGATTTATGCGTATAAGAAATTTGATAGCGTCAAAGAGGCTGTATCAGGTTTGAAAGACACTTTCTCAACAATGGTTGATGCAGTTAGTGGTTTAATGAGTTCCCTGTGGGAAAACATTTTGCAACCAATTCTCGAAAATATTGGGCAACTGTTCAGTAGTCTTTGGACAAATCATGTTGAACCTCTAATTGAGAATTTTGCATTATTTGCTGCAGCTGTACTAGACGCCATCATGTCTATTATTACTATAATTACGCAATTGTGCACATTTGTAATCGACCATTTGGGGCCAGATTTTACAACAGCATTTAATTTGGCGCTAGGGATTGTTACTACTGTAGTTGGTTTAATCATTGATTTGGTAAGTTCGTTGATTAAAGTATTTACAGGCATTATTGAATTTTTGACTGGTGTGTTCACGGGTGATTGGAAGAAAGCCTGGAAAGGCATTAAGAAAGTATTTAGCGGTGTCTGGGATGGTATTAAGGGTATAGGTAAAGCGGCAGTTAACTTTATCATTGATATCTTAAATGCTCTAATTGATGCTTTCTATAAAGCACTTACAAAAATTATCGATAAAATCAACAAGGTTGCAAGTAAGGCTAACGATTTACTCGGTACTAACTTGCATATCGACAGACCGGAACACCCAGGCAAGATTCCGCACCTTGCAAGGGGTGGTGTTGTTACAAGTCCTACAGTCGCAATGATTGGCGAGGGCAAGTATGATGAAGCTGTTATTCCCTTAGGGGATAGCCCCCAGATGAAAGAAATGGTCAACGCAATTGTTGATGCAATGAATGACGATTCCAGAGGTGGCGGCGGTAATAGCGACATTGTTGTTAATATTACTGCAGAACTTGACGGCGATGTATTGTACAAGAAAATGAAACGAATTGAACGTTCCAAAGGACGTGACTTTAAGATGGGAGGTTTCCAGCGTGGCTAATGGAGTAAGTATTCTTAGGGTCAACGGGAAGAAGATACCTCCTCCAGATATTGGATTGAAGTATCTTAGGTCGCAGCTCGTTGACAGCGGACGTAATGCGCAGGGGACAGTAATTGCGCAAAAGATAAATAGAAGACAGGTAAAGGTAGATTCACTTAAGTGGACCTACCTTACCGCAGAAGAGTGGCATGACATTCTGGTTGAGATTGAAAAGTTTGAGTGTAACGTAACTTACTTTGATGCCCTTACAATGGGCTTCGCAACCAGAAAGATGTATTGGGGCGATGCTTCTGAGGAGCCTTATGAGGTTGACGAAAGTGGCAGAGTTTTAACTTATCGAAATTGTTCGTGCAACATTATTGACATGGGGGTGGTTTAACTTGTATCCTATTACACAAGCGTATAGAGAACAGATGGAAAAGCCACTGCGCAACGCATCACATGTTAAGATTGTGTTCGGGGTCACAGACCCCGATGCACCTTCTGCTAGTACACCTGTTGACAATGGGCACTTGCCTTTCAGTGATGTCAATTCAGTAGATTTGGGGTTGTCTGTCGCAACCCCTTATCAAACATTGGAGAAGAACAGATTTATTTTGGATGGTAAATCTCCTATGGCTCCGAGTAGTAATTTTGTTTATCAGGGTTTCGTAAGTAAAGCAATCAGCGATGATGCTGGTGTATTTTCTGTACCGCCTGTTGTAACTGTCTCGTTTAACGAGTTTGTACAGTTTGCGGCATTGACACTTTACTTTGATACAATTATGAATGAGTATCCTACAGAGTTTACTGTACAGTGCTATTACAATAGTACATCGGTTTTGAGCAAGACTTATGTAGCTACAAGTTCTGAGTTTGTATCTAACGATGCGATTCCACTATGTAACAAAATTGTTATTACATTCAAAAAGACTTATCGACCCCATAGACGGTTAAGACTGAGTCAGATTATTTACGGTGTTATCAACACGCTAACAGCAGCTGACTTAGTATCTTGCAGTCAATCCGCTTCTATGGATATTATCAGTTCTAACTTACCTGATGAAAAATTCTCCTTTACAATTATGGATGTCGAAAGAAGATACGACCCCGAAAATCCGCAAGGTGTTTGGGAGTATCTTGAATCAAGGCAACCTGTAAATGTAAGTATCGGCTATGAGCTGGACAGTGGTGATATTGAATGGTTTCCTTGGTGTAATACTTATTCTACAGGCGATGTAAAGGTCAACAAAGGCGGGGTAGTCGCAGAGGTAACGATTGAAACAGAATCGCTGATTCAGCAGCTTACAAAAACTTACACACGAGGCGTGTACAGACCTGCTGGTGTATCTTTAGCAACACTGGCGGAGGAAGTTATGACGTTCGTTGGGTATCCAAATATCTTGGTCATGGATGATTCTTTGAGAAGTCTTACAACTACAATACCATTACCCGAAGTAGAAGCAAATCAGTGTTTACAGCTGATTGCAAATGCTGGCATGTGCGTCTTAGTTACAGACAGAAGCGGAAGCCCAATGATGATTAAAGTAACTGAAGAAGACGAAATTCAAGATTTCACAATGTCCAAAAAACAAGCCAAGGAAGAACCTACCGTTACAAAGTATCCAGTATTGCGCAACCTTATCACAGGCTACAGCCATATCAATGTAGGTAGTGAAGTCCAGAACTTAATTGAAAATGTGCAGATTACAGGTGCGAATAGAACATCCGTAGAACTTACATATTCATCTGCAACTAATCAAAGTGTGCAAATAAGTTCTGGTTTAACACTTCACTCCGCAACCCATTACGCGCAGCGTTCTGTACTTGTGCTAACAGGTACTGGTACTGTAACTATTACGGGCAATGCATTGGAAACGCAGGATGTAGGATACACTAAAATTGTACATGAGGTTGGTGAGGATTTGGAAATCACTAACGAACTTATTTCTTCTTATGAGCATGCTAAACAATACGCCGACTGGGTGGCTGGTTGCGAAGAAAGACGTATAGAGTATGCTATTACGGACAGAGGTTATCCTGAGTTGGATTTGGGTGATACAGTCAATGTAGTATCTAACTTTGATAATACAGTTCCCGCAACCATTATGAAGAAGAGCTTGACATTCAACGGTACAATAAGTGGTTCTGCTACTTATTTAGCAAGGAAGTGATAATATGTGGCAAACACCAGTAACGGACAGAACACAAAATGATACATTAACTGCAAGAGCTGAGCAGAGTACTATCAGCGAAAACAAAGGTGCACTAAACTATCAGGACTTAAATAGAATTGAAGGAAACCATAAAGAACTTATCCAATGGTTAGCTCAAAATGGTTATTATGTACCGCATACTTATCGCAACTTTCTTGAAAGCTTTAACAATACGCGGTACACAGATTGGCAAGAATTGAATATCCCCTGGTTGTCTGAAATCAATAGAATCCGTGATAACTACAATTACATTATCAGAGATTATCTAACGGGTTTAGGTTTATCGTACTTAACCAAAGGAAACTACCTTATGTGGACAGAAGTAAACACATGGGAAAGTCTTGCATTGCTTTGTAAAGAAACTATTGAGAAGATGCAAAAAGAATTTATCCACTGTGGTACAGTAAATTGCGGAGGTGAACGGTTACTATGAAGGATTTTTTAGATAGAATCCCAACACAGGCAGGGCGGAGAAAAATCACCCATGCAGATGGCACAAGCGAATATGTGACGGTCGAAATGGCTGACAACCCGACCGTTATCGGCACACCGCTGAATCGGGCGGCGTTTATGGCGTTGCAGGGGTTTGAGGCGTTTCATGTTACGTTTAACGATGACGGCTCTATTACCGAAACAAATGCACTGAATGAACCGCTGGACACCGTTTTCAACACAGACGGAACGATTGACGAAACTTTTACAAATAAGGACGGAATGAAAATCGGAATAAAAACAAAATTCAATCCAGATGGTTCGATTTCGGGAAACCTTATCAATTTCACAGCGTAAGGAGGGAAAATTATGGGAATTTGGGCGGCGGTAAAGTACGCATTAAATAGCACGTTGGGAACGAATGAGTTTACTCCGCTAGATGTACTCATCAAAAATGCGGTTGTGGGTGGAATTGAAGAATATATATCTTTTGGAAGTTACACATTCACTGTTCCTGCTGGAGTCACGAAGATAAAAGTAACGGCGTGCGGTGCCGGTGCTGGCGGATGTGGTGGGTATTATTATAGCAGCAAACACAATGCTCATGGAGGAAACGGCGGAGGAGGGGGTGCCGCTGCTATAAAAAGGTTTGATGTAATACCGGGAGATAAGATTAGCATAACGGTTGGAAAAGGAGGAACTGGCGCAGATGGGGGTAAAGGCCCCACTACCCAATATCCTCAACCTACGAAAGGTGGGAACACCATAATTGGGAATCTGATGACACTTGCAGGTGGGAATGCTCCGGTGCAAACAAGCTCAATTCTTGGTACTGTAGGTACTGCTGGTGGTACTGGTGGAGGAGACGGAGGAACGCCGTGGGGAAGCGTAGAAATACCTGCAACGGCTGGTAAAAACGGGTTGGTAGGTAAAGGAGGAACCACTGACGCGCCAACTGCTCAATCAGCTGGAGGAGGCGGCGGCGGTTCATTGGGAAACGGAGGCAATGCAGTCTATAATTCTGATGGAGGCAATGGGACTCGTGGCGGCGGCGGTGCTGGCGGCAGTTGTAATTCATCGAAGCAAACGAAAGGTGGCAATGGCGGAGATGGATATGTGAAAATTGAATGGGGGGCATGTGCACTATGAAAACTTATGCAATGATTTTACAAAACAGAGTGATTGACATTCTGAAAGACAGGGAAACAGAACCCTACTATCCACCCGACCCATCGGGCAACCCTGTGACTGCCATTCCCTGCGATGAAACCGTTACGCTTGGCATGATTTATGATTCTGAAACAGGTACATTTTCAGAATACACACCACCTGAACCAGAACCCATGCCAGAACCAAAACCCTCCCAGCTTGACCGCATCGAGGAGGCAGTAAATAAACTTGCTGACGGTAGTGTAAATCAAGAATTACAGAATTACTACGATGCAGTTAATGCAGAACTGTTAGGAGGTGTTTCTAATGTCGATAGCCGATGATGCTAAATTTGCAGTAACAAAAATTCGAGCGATGAGAAGCAGCGGCGCAACATCTGTACAATCAGCAATTACTGCAGGTGCTAAGCCAACTGAAGATGTTGAATTCGCACAATGTATTGCTTCTTTCGCTAAAGGGTATCCCGAATGGGTTGCAGATGATGGTGTAGAACCTCTTTACAGTATTAAGTACTATCCTAAGACTGGTATGGCTTATATCTGCATTGCACTTATCAACCGTTACGCACATTATACACCTGATGTTGCAACAAACAACTATTGTCCATTTCCTGAACCAGATGTAGACAATATCTATCCTTACGTTTACGGCATGATGGTATGGCCTAATATGAGAGTAAGATATAGCGGAGAAATCTACAAGTGTATTTTACCAAGCGGTACATATAAATTGGTATATACGCCAAGTGAAGTTCCAAGTGTATTCACTAAGGAGTGATAGCATGTCTAAAAGAAAGAAATCTTTTTCACACAACATTCTTCAAAAAGAATACTACCTTTTGGTATTCATAAATGTATCAGCTGTGCTGTTAGCTTTTTACAGCATCCACAATGCAATGGACGCTTCGTTGCCCTGGATTGCAACAATGTCCTCTTGCAGCTGGGCCGCTTGGGGTGCTAGTAAAGTAGCTTACAGTAGTAAGAGTGCAAAAGAAAATACTAAAGGTGGTATTGTATATGAATCAGCAGTCAATGATGTAGCTAGTTGAAAGGAGGTCTTTAAATGAAGGATTATAAAATTACCGTTCGCAATTTGCTCACTGTAAAGAGTATTATTACAATCATGTTTGGGATTGTATATTGTGCTCTTGCAATTATTGGTAAGATTGACCCTGATAAATTCCACACCATCTTCTTGATGATTGCTTCGTTCTATTTCGGTACGCAGTTGGAAAAACAGAAAAACAATAATTTAGAAACGGAGTGAGATGTATGGGATTTGTACATGCTATCTTAGCTTTAATACCTATATCTTCTATTATCTCCGCAATGGTTATTTGGTTTTCGCAACGTAAAATCGAAAAGAAAATTGAAGTATCTGAACAGAGAGAAAAGAGTAGAGAAGAAATGCAGTTACTGTTGATACGAACTGTAAATGCAGCTACAGCGGTATCAGAGGCATTAGCACTAGCATACCAGAGTAGTACCGACGCCCCGATAAGTGAAGAGTTGCGCGATGCACTAGATGTATTGCATACAGTGAAAGTTGAACAGGAACGCTTCTTTCAGAAACAAACTGTGCAGCATCTAAACAGAGGAGGAGATTCCTAATGAGACCCGTGAAATACATTCAATGGGATAAGCGTTGGGGAAACAATGACTACTCGGCTCCAGGTGAGCACACTACGATAGCTAAAGCAGGTTGCGGCCCAACCTGCATGGCTATGGTCATTGCAACGCTTAAAGATAAAAATGTTACTCCGGCATTTACATGTAGTTGGTCCAAAGCTCATGGATACAAAGCAGTAAATCAAGGAACATACTACACCTACTTTAAAGCACAAGCGGCCGCGTTTAACTTAAAGGTTGCGCAACTAAATACCGCGAGCGGTTATCACAGTCCATCCGCAACCTGTCACGCACAAGCGCTGAAAGAGTTGCGCAAAGGCAATTGGATTATTGCTTGCATGGGACCAGGTAGATGGACATCTACAGGACACTTTATCTTGGTGTACAAGGCAGACCACGATAAGGTATACATCAACGACCCTAACAGCGAAAAAGCTGATAAGGAATGCGCAACCATTACTTCGTTTATAAACGAAGTTAAATACTACTTTGTAGTAAATCTACCTAAGGAGGAAATTGATATGACTAAGGAAGAGGTTATTCAAATCGTAAAGGAAGTATTAAGAGGTGAGAAAACACAGCCCTCTACATATGCTAAAAAGCCTTGGGAACAGGCTACACAAAACGGCTTAGTTGATGGTACACGTCCTAAGGGGTATGCTACAAGAGAGGAAGTTGCAACTATCATTCAAAGAGCGTTGAAGGGGTGATTAAATTGCATGAGGATGAAAACAGAAGTTTAGCTTGGGAGTTAACAAAAGACCAGAACGCTACTGTAAGGCTTATGATGAAAGTTCTTGCAATTGTAGTGATTGTATCAGGTATTACAGTTGCTGTAACTACAGGATTGTTTTTAAGATACCTGAGTCAGTATGATTTTGAAAGTACTGTATACGAATAATCCCATACTGTTAAAGCAGTTTCTGATAACGGTGGTAATGCAAATGCAGTTTTGAATGACAAAGGCGAGGTGTTAATCAATGGCGATGGCAACAGTTAAAATCATCAACAAAAAGACCACCAGAAGAAGAAAACGGAAAGGAAAGGTCCTGAAGATTGGACGCGCAATTCGCCGAACTTAATAATACATTAAGTACAAAAGGCGCTAAATGCAAACTTCAATTTTCCAGACGCGAACAGTTATACTTTGAACAAGAATGTGGTTTTACAGATGAGGAATTAGATATATTCAGGTTTCGTAACAGAAGTCTTAGTATCATAGAAATCTCGTTCTTGATGGAAGATATGTATGGTAACAAAATTCCTGGTGGTCAATACAGCGTAAGTAAGGTTGAAGCACGCATCCGAACAATTAAAAAGAAAATACTGAAAGTCATAAAGGATTCTTAAAGGGTTTTTAAAGGGTAATCGAAGGATTACCCTTTTATTTTTATGTTATAATATAAATAAGAAAGGAGGTTACCTAAATGATTATATCTGTAAATGGCTTTGAAGATGCTAAAAATTACCCAGTGATGTACGGTAACTCTGAGTTGTTGATGGATAATACGAAAGATGTTTTCTACGTTAAGACTGTCGATGGCCTAGGGAAAGTAAACATTGAGTCTTACAAATTTGAACGCATTGAAAATGAAAAGCCAATGACTCCTGATAACTTTGTAACCAAAGAGCAGTTCAGTAATCTTGAAATGAAGATTGATATGCTGCTAAAAGAGCTTGGAGGTGCATCTAATGGCTAACAGTATCTTAGGTAGAAGCACAAACGCTTCGCAACCTACTCCTAACTTCAATCAAAATATGGTCCAGCAGTTTATGCAGTTTAAAAACAATTTTAGGGGCGACCCTAAACAAATGGTCATGAACATGCTTGCTAACGGTCAGATTTCTAACCCGCAACTTCAGCAGGTCATGCAAATGGCAAAACAATTTCAGGGCTTTCTTAAATAAGCTATATAAATTATTCTATCAATGAAAGGAGAATGTACTATGGAAAACTATTCTTTATCTGACCTGGCTGCTGTAACCGATAAGAACGATTACGACGGCATGAACGGTGGTTGGTTCTGGATTGTAGTACTGTTCTTGTTCATGTTCGGCTTTGGCCGCAACGGGTTCAATAACGGTTCTGACGGTTCTCTGACAAGAGCTGAACTAGCAGAAGGCTTCAATTTCCAGGATGTAAACAGCCAGCTGAGAGGTATTACAAACGGTTTGTGTGATGGCTTCTACGCACAGAACACAACAATGCTGCAGGGGTTCAACGGTCTGCAGAACAGCTTGTGCCAGCACTTCAATGATGTAACTTCTGGTATTGCAAACCTGGGTTACCAGATGCAGAACTGCTGCTGCGAAACAAATCGCAACATTGATGCTGTAAGAGCTGAGAACTACAAGAACACTTGTGAAATCACCACAGCTGTACACGCGGAGGGTGAAGCAACAAGAGCACTCATCAATGCAAACACAATGCAGGCGCTGAGAGACAAATTGGCAGACAAAGACAGAGACCTCATGACAGCTAATTTCCAGTTGAGTCAGCAGGCTCAGAACTCCACGCTGATTAACGAACTGAGACCCTGCGCAAAACCTGCATACATTACATGCAGTCCCTACACATCCACAAGCAACTGTTGTGGTTGCGCATAATCATTTCCGCCGACTGGCGTGACTAAGCGGCGATTACTCGCCGCTTATTTCTTTATAGAAAGGAGACAATTCAATGAGAGAACTTAGAGCAACATCTTATACAGTAACAGCATCTGCGTTTACTATTATAGCTTCTCCTGCGTGTACTTGCAGAGAATCTCTGACACAGTTGCGCAACGGTGAACTTTTCAGGCTGATTACCTGTTTAGCATTTCCAGCTGTAACTACTTTGGTACCTGTTTACATCAGTATCAATGGTACTTCCTACCCAGTACTTGATGAATACGGTAATACACTAATGAGCGACCAGATTAGATGTAGAAGAGCTTACAGATTAGTTTTTGGTACAAAGGATAATCATTTTATGGTAAGACAGTGTCTGGAACCGTCTCAGGCAACCCCCACTTATACATCTATTACAACTGCTGTAACAGGAACGGATGGTGATTGATATGCGATGCTATGAAGATTTAATCCAAAAGATTCGCGAGAAAGATATCCCGGAAGCTGAAACTGATTCCCTGATGAAATGGGCCTTTGATGCCCTCGAACGTTCTGATAGCCGAACGTACAAAGAGATTATCAACAAAATGGAAAACATGGCATATTCCATTTCTCCAGCACAGGCAGAAGCTATCGTAAAGAGCATGAGGCCTAGAGGACAGGTATGGACTATGGACCAGATTAAAGAGTATGTTACTGCAAAGGGTATCCATGACAACTATTGTGATTGGTATCTTGTTATGAACATGTGTTATAATGATTACTATAGTACAGCTAAGATGTACGGACTCCAAAATGAGACAGACTTCTACTTCAACCTTGCTAAAGACTTTATTGAGGACCCTGATGCAGAGCCTCATAAGGTTGCGAAGTATTTTTCCTAAAAAAAAGAGGGCTTAATGCCCTCCTTTTTTTTTTTAGTGCAATTTCTCCAGGAACTTCTTTTCAGTATTGCGTTCAAAATACTTTAAATGCATGTACGCATCCTTGACGTGTTCTGTTAGTCTATCAAGCTGTGGTTGCAAGATTACCCAGTCACTTTTAAAACCTCCAAAGAATTTTTTAACACTAGGTGCCTGTGTAAGCCAGGGAATACCATTTAAACTACATACATATTTAATTACACCAATTACTTCACAGGGGTAGAAGCTATTCCATGAAAGGGATTTTGCCTTTCCGGGGTACAAGTTGAAACTTTCGAGAACAACTATATCGGGTTTTAAATCCAGGATAAGTTGCGCAACCTTTTGGTGGTCTTTAGGCAACGTTCCTCCCTGGAGTGCACCATGCACGTCACGAAAGCACCATCCTGTAGATTCACCAGGGTCTAATGTAAGTACTGTAATCAATATACATACACCTCTCTTTCTATTGGTTCTTTTAACTCGAACTCCAGCGTAGCACCGCACTCTGGACATTTCATTTCTGTAAACTTTATCTCTGTGTCGGCTTCTAGTCTATCTGCAATGTAAGCAGTGGTACCACCTATTACCGCAATCATTATGATTACAATAACAACTCCTAAAGCGAACTGTTCACTGGTCATAATATACCTCCTATTCGTCTCGTGTAAGTAGGATTTTTATGTCCTCAGCTTCCATATTATTTACTTTATCAACGTACTTGTCGTACGTGCCCTTACACTCTAAGTATTGCACAACTACATGGTCTTTCTGGCCGAGTCTATTAAGTCTGTCCTCGCACTGCTCGTTTATCTCAGAGGACCAATCTCTGTCAATGAATACAACAATACGAGCCACTTCCTGCAACCCATCAACACCCTCTCCCATAGCACCTATTGTACCAATAAGTACTCTGCAGTCCTCATTGTCTATAAACTCCATCTTAGCTAAAAGTTTATCAGAGGCTGCCTGTTGACCTGTATACACCTCTGATTTAATTCTCTTTGTGGCTAAATACCTCTGTAAGTAATCACAGGTAGTTGCAAATCTGGAGAACACTACTATCTTTTCATTAGGGTTATCTTCAAGTAATTCTGCAATGTACTCAAACTTTACTCCCCATACCTTGTCCAACCACTTACCTGGATTAGATGTAGCTTGTACGAGTCTCAAACATTGCACCGCACTGTTTGAAACTGTACATTCTTCAGGCAGAGAATCAAGTACAAGTGCTTTAATATTCCTATAAAGTCTTTTTTGTGCTGTTGACATCTCTAGTTCTACTACTTCAACTATCTTACCTTTTGTCAGATTCAATGCAGGATTACTTATTGCTATATGCTCTAATAGCTTTCTAAATACAGCTACTTTAGCAGAGTTCTCAGTCAATCCTACTATTTTGTTACCAAAGAAACCTTCCACAACCTTGCAAAAATAATTTACAAAATTCCAATAGCTTACACCAGAGTATTCAACTCCCAAGAAATTAAGTATACTCCATAAATCGTCAGGCTTTTTCAGTATAGGAGTACCTGTCATAGCCCATTTATATTCCGAAGGTATCAACTTTACTGCAATAGACCTTTTACTTGCTCTGTTTTTTATTCTATGTGCTTCATCCAATAAAAGCATATCCCATCGGTAACTTTTCAATTTAGTCATTAACTGTGCATTCAATAGTTTTTCATAGTTCAGAAGTATGATACTATTAGGTGTTATATCTGCACCATTTTCGCCATAAATACTAACTTTATGTTGAACCTCAGGCCACCATCTCTTGAACTGAGCTCTCCACTGGTTCAAAATTGTTTTCGGCGCAACTATTACTGCACTATTCACACCAAGCTCTCGCATAGCCTTAATAGCTTCTACAGTTTTGCCATAACCCATCCTGTTGATGTTTAGGCACCGTTTCTTTGAAACCATTTTTCTCACGTCTCGTACCTGATAATCCATCAATCCTTCTGGATATTTAAGCTCAGGGTATTCTTGTGCATCTTCTGCTTTAAGTCTACCAAGCACAATCTGATTAACCAGGTTGTTTTCAATAGTGTAGTGTTTCTGCTCTTTAGTATGTCTACACCCAAGAAACATAAATGGGCTAAACTTGGGGACATCCTCAGGATACACTTTTAAATACTCCATTGCCATATCATCACCTCAACTCACTCCTTAGGAATAGGTAGCCCTGTTTCCAAATCTAACTTGTACATCTCACCCCATTTGTACCCAACTTCTGCATCCGCCACAAAAGGTACAGGGCAGTCAGGTACGTACTGTAATGGTGTTTTTGCCATGATGTCAATACACTCATTAGCAATAGTCTTAATAGCTTTAGGGTCGTCGTTCACTTCAATAATAATAGAGTCGTGCACTGTAGTTGTAATACGTGCTCTGCCTTTCCAATTTGCTTCTAGATAGTCATAGATGTTCAATAAAGACAACATAGTGAAATCAGATGCAGTACCTTGAATAGGTGTATTGATATACTCGTTTTGGATATGGTTTCTCTCAGAGTCAGTCATTACAAAATGTCTCTCTCTACCAAATATTGTTACACACGGTTCTCCCTTGTTTGCCATTCTTCGTCTATTGTTGATGAACTCTTTTACCTTAGGCATAGGTGCAAACCACTTATCAATAATAGCCTGAGCTTCTGACATTGACTTACCAAACTTAGTGGCAATAGAACCTGCGCCTCTACCATAAGCAATACCAAAGTTGATAGTCTTAGCAAGGTTGCGCAGCTCTTTATCTTTGTGCCCATCCGGCCCGAACATCATGTCCGCAACAGCATCGTGAAGGTCTCTACCACTTACATAGATGTCAATAAGAGCAGGGTCACCGGACAGCATGGCCAAAACTCTTAACTCCGCTTGGCTATAGTCAAGTTGCAGCAGACAGGTGCCTGGAGTAGCCACGATTAAATTTTTTATCATTTTGTTGCGTGGAATGTTTTGCATGTTAGGGTTACTACTACTCAATCTACCGGTCTCTGTACCATGCAAGTTGAATGTACAACGAACTCTGCTATCTCTACAAAGCACATCTCTAATACCTAACACATATGTTTCTAAGTATTTACTATACTTTCTCACATCCAAAATAGACTCCATAAACTCTAGAGCATCATGGTCTGCGTCCTCACCTGCAGCTCTTACTTCGTCCATCAACACTTGCAAAGTTGTCGCATCTGTACCAGGCACTGGATGTTTCATTACCTCTGCTAACATCCATTTAAGCTGTTTAGGAGACTTAGGGTTGAATGCTGTGGTTTCGGTAGCTTTTGCACCTGTAGCTGCGGCATAAAGTAGAGGATTCCAATACTTATGGGACACGGCATCTAATCTCTTTTGAGCCTTCGTAACTAGTTTATCAAGGTCGGCCTCAAGGTCTTCAAGATAATCCATATCAATTCTCTGCCCAGCCAATTCGATATTACCATATGCTGTAGAAGCTCTGCATAATTGTTTATAGATAAACTCAGAACCAGGTCTTGCAATTTCCTTAAACTTCTGGTTCAATCTATAGGTAGCGATGCAGTCTCTCTGCATATACGGTATCAACGTCTCTGTCGGAATGTAGTCATACATGAATTCTTTAAGAGGTACTTTACGTTCTTTACACCAGTTTCTCTTTATCTTATCTAACTCATCATCCCAAGCAGGTGCTTGCAAGTAGAGTTGACCAAGGTCTTTTAGACCGTGTGTGCCCTGCTTTTCGTTGATGCAACAGAAATGCTGTAACATTGTATCCTCGTCAACCCTAGCATCAATATTACATAAGTATTTAAGTCTGCCGCAGTCGAACTTACCATTGTGCCATATATATGTAATATCTTTTTGACCAAATACCCAGTTCAATGCGTCCATTACTTCCTGAGTACATTCTTCAGGTAAGTCTTGAGAGCACTTAGCACCAGGAATTGGAATATCCCAAATAGCAACGCAGTGGCTAGGACCATATGCAAAACCAATAGACAGTAGAATGTTATCTTCCCACTCCACTCTTCTGGTCTCAATGTCGCATGCAATCATGTTATCAAATTTACGTGCCCTATCTGGAATTTTTCTCAACATCGCTGCAATATGTTTCCCCGTAACCTCACAAAGCACGAGGTCCTCATCGCCCCATTTGTACATTGGACTGCTGAAATCCATAGACTCGAAACTGGTCAATGCTTCAGAAAATCTTTCGAGTTCCCTCATATTTGTCTTTAAAATGTTGACAGGGGGGACCATTAGTGTTCTTGTTGACCATACTACTTTATACCATGCCATTACGTCTCTTGTAGCCTTTACATGCCGGTCTTCCGGCATATTAGGTGTAATCTGCTTGACAATTTTATCCATGTTATTCCTCCAATCTTAACAGCTCAGGCAATACAGCCAACCACGCTTCAGTCCCCATAGTAAGTAATTCCGAGCAAAATTCATCATAAGACATGCCCTGTTTAGCTATTCTACATATACCATAGATAACTTGACCCGTGTCAACCCCTGCATCCACTAAATGGAGAGTGACACCGAGCATAGCATGTGAGAATTCTTTATAAAATTCATAATACCTCTCATGAGGGTCAATGCCTTTTAAGAACTCAGCACCTCTCATAAATATAGGTGCTGGATGAATGTTTACTACAGTTATATGCTTCAAGTAGAGTACTTCTAAAGTCTCTCTACTTAATAAGTATCTATAACCATGCAACGTTACAAGGCTATAGGGCTCCACTGAATTCTCTAAGAACACTTCAACCTCCTGTCGATTGCGGAATTGAGCAGTTAAGAAACCTTCATAGTTTTTGTTTGTTGTAATGATACTATCAGGTCTAACACCTAGCTTCATTACTACTCTGTTTATTTCGCCTCCCGTATGAGAGAAGAGTGCATACCACTTACGATTTTTTGTCTTACTTCCCATGAGCCCACCCCCTGAATTTTCGGATGTTATAGCCAATAATATCTTTCTCTCTACCGGAGGGTTTCGCATCAATCAATGTACATAACTTTTGGGTCTCTTTTCGCGTCAGCCCATTCTCTTTATATCGAACACCTTTAAGACCATGTACCACAGGATTGCTGGTATCTACAGAGTAAATCCATTCTAAATGCCCAACTTTTTGCAACTCCCCATACATACGAATTTCTTGAGGTAATGCAATGCCTAGCAAGTGATGGGGCTTAGAGGTGTTGATGATACCCTCACTCTCTAACTCCAACAGAAGCTTCTGTCGACCTCTATACAGTCTGACCCACTTGTTATTATCCTCAATAGTAGTAATAAGCCAACTGTAGTCAAAACTGATTGCTACCATGTCACAGTATGGCTCAATTGCTTTGTAACATTCGATGAACTCTTTCTTAGACTTGCCCTGGACAACACCAATAATTTTACCAGGTAGGTCTTTATAGGTGTTTATAAAATCAAAGAACTGCTTTGTAGTTGCGGGGCCATCTTCCAAAACATCAGGTACAATATAGTATGTGGGATTCAATCTGCGAATCCATTTGGCATATTCATCTGCATTAAAGGCCTTACCTAACTCAAACACACTGTTGTCAAGAATAACCTCTCTACCCTTAGCTACAGCTTTCTTAAACAGATTGTAATACTCCTGGTCTTTCTCGAATAAATGCACTAAAGCATAATCACCAGCAGTTATTCTCTGTACATCGTTGAAAATGCTCTTCGGTGCCTCATGAAAACATCTAATCATGCTCACGCCTCCTCAACTCTCTCAAAAAACATCTGAAGGTACTTATCTGCCTTCTTAAGGTCCTCGTTACCTCCCTTGAGTCTCTCACGCATAATATATTTTAAAACATTCCCCTTGATATAGCCTCTGAACTCCTCTGGGCTCAACTGGTCCTTTATGATATCAATAACCTCGAACTTACCACTGTTGTAATGTTCTGGATGATTGACAAAGTCTTTTTCTGCACACTTTGCGTTGTTAGTAGTTCCCTGCATGTAATCAGCCTCTTTCTCTTTCACGTCCATATCTCTTCTCCAACTTCTGTTCATTGTATCGGTACAAGTCCTCAAATGTCAATCCCAATACTGTAATAACTGCTGTCAGATACCAAAGGGTGTCACCAAGCTCGTTAATCCACTCTTCTCTGGTCATGTCTTCTTTTTTGTAAATTTCTCTACAAAGCAGCCCCGCAACTTCTCCCGCTTCCTCATTAAGACCTGTGACCCCAAAACAAAGCAGTCTCTCATTACTCAATATACCAAGCTTTGGTGACCTCTTAATCTGTTCTTTTACATATCTCTCCAGCTCACATGTCTGCATTTCTGCGTGCCTCCCTTCTACTTCTTAAAAAATCCTTTAATTCTTTAGTAGCTCTCCAAGAGTTAGTACCACTAGATGTTACTGCTCCTGCCACTAAAAGCTCCTTAAAGATGTCGTACATAAAGTATCTGTCAACATCAATAATCTCTCTTGCCATTTTCAAGCTAATGGTGCCAGCATCCATAAACTTTTCTAAGTCAGGATACCGCTCAAGCCATTTAAGTACAATCTGTTCATTCATATATTATACCTCCATCTGTTTCGCAATCTCCATAAGTAATCTGTCTGGTACATAGCTAGCACCAGCACCCGGTCTCAGCAGACCCCTTGTGATTAAGTCCGACAAAATTTTGGAGCTTTCTGTTCTATCAATACCCAGAATCTCCTGAAACTGATAACCCTTGAAGCTAGAAGCCGTCAACAACGATTTTATTGCAGGATGTACCGCTATCAAACTTCTAATGAAGCTCATGTTCTCAGCCCGTTTAGCTTTTGCTCTCTTAAACTCTCTGATATAGTCGCCATAACCTAAAGAGGGTTTATTAAAACACATTTCCAGAAACTCTTTAGCAAATACTACATGCTCTGTGTCTAGTATTAAGTGTCTATTCTCAATGTTATATGCACCACACAAAACTGCAAATGCACAAGCCAATCTCAGAATCTTTTCGTGAACAGCTACTCCTACTACTAGGGGTCCTCCACCAAGCGTCTCGTTTAGCTCCTTAGCAGCAGTACGCACTGCTTGTTTAACTTCAGAACTTATCTTTACACCATCAGAATTGATTGACCAAGCTACATTGAATAATGCTTGCCACTCAGCTATATTGATATGCGCTTCAGCATCGATACCTTCCAAAATATCAATGTCCTCACGTGCTGCAGAAAGTACAATGTCGAATCTTGCTTGGTCCTCCATTACAGGTATAAATTCTTGAAAAGCACCAAAACCTTTCCAATAGAAATCAGCTAAGTTACGACCACTTCTAGGATTTGAAAACCATAATAATCGAGTTCTAGCTCTAGCTTCTCCCTTTACAATCTTGTTAAGTGTAACAGCTCCACTGGAACGAGTTGACGACAGGTCTTTAATATCATCAACCTCTAGGCCTGATGCTTCATCAATCATTAACAAACCTCTGTCATTCATTGGAATGGCCCCCCAGGTTACCACCCAGGAATCACCAAATCTCTGTACACCGCCAATTACGCCTGTTCTACGAGCATTCTCACCATTGATGTATCCGCCCATCCCAACCGCTTTTACAAGACGTTGCGCCATCTGAGACTTACCTGTTCTGGTATCCCCAATACACATTGTGTCCAACCAGCCTTTTATAATACCGCCCTGCCAGGGAATCTCGGTAACAGAGCAGTACGTAAGTAGTATTGCACCGAATAAATCTGGACGTCCCTCAATAGCTAGCAAAGGCAGCCACTCGTCATAATACTTCTGCAGCAACTCTTTTGCATTACTAGCATTCTCAGCATTATTACGAAACCTGTCTAGCATGGTGTCCTCAATATCTGGAATCTGGGTACCTACACATTGCGCATCTCTAATAACATAGTAGTTTTGCTGCGAACGAGGGTCTGTAACTCTACATGCCTCAAAATCATACTTCAATGTTGCCGACAGTCTATGTTCCGTGTACATGTACACTCCATATCTGTTTTCAAAAGAAGCCTCTTCGAGCCCGTCAATAAAACTAGCACTCTCCTGAAAAATTAGCTTCTGGATATTGATAAAATCCACAGGTTGCGCAGTGACGGATTTACAACCAAATATCTGCTTTAAGTAGTTATCTTGTGCCGAATCCGCTGACTCTACAAATCGTAATAGTTGACGAGGTTCAACATCAATCTCCTGTGTTAGACTGTCGTCTGTATGTGCCATTGCCAAGGTACATGGTCTGTTACATTTTGCATTTTTACAAATACAACGCAGCTTAGTGGGGACTGTGTAGATTTTAGGTTCAACACCTACTACACTCATACCCTTCAAGTTTACCCAAGTATTGAAGTTTTCAGTAAACTCACTTCGTACAAGTGTTGTGTCCTGGGCTTCACTATTTTTGCTTTGCTGCATGAATGTTTCAGACTCTACTGCGTATTGCCAAATGTCTACCGGCTCGTCAGCACTTTTGCAAGCCCTATAGTAATCTGCGAAATCTTTCTGGGGTAACTTAATAACCCTGATAGAGCTTGCTATGTTTTTTAAGAGCTGCAGATAGGTTGACACAGACCTCTGACCAACTGTATCCGAGTCAAGCATGAGCACTACGTCTTTGTCCTTAAATAGACCTACCTCTTCTACAGGTATGGCACTACCACCTGTACCTGTTACAGCGTTGTATCCCTGAGAACGAGCTGCCACACAGTCCTTCTCGCCCTCCACGATAATAACCTCAGTCTGCTCAAAAGCCTCATATGGATAATACCTACGTTGACCTAACTGTCTAATATTAAGACACTTTGGTTCCTTCGAGCCATCCATACGACGCTGAGGAGGCAAGTACCTTCTAAAGTTGACCCAGTAACCTGTTCTGGACTTAATAGGAAATATAATTCTAAAGTCCTCAAGACCTAACTTCAACTGGACTACTTGCTCCCGTGTAATGCCGAAACTCTCTAAAATAGCTAAATCCTTAGAGCTGTTCAATAACTTCTGATTAGCTAAACTAACAGCTTCGTCAGTAGGAAAGGGTAGAGTGCCTTTCTTTTCCCAATACTCAAATGCGTACTTACCAATCTTAGGTTCCACATCAAAGTACAATGCTAGAAACTCTTTCTCTGTACCACCCTTACTACAACCATGACAATACCACTCATGTGTTTCGGTATTGACTGTAAACGATGGGGTTTTTTCCTCGTGAAAGGGGCAACATGCGTACATCTGCTCTCCTGATACTTTTGTGAATGAAATGAAGTGTTCATAAAGTAACGACACAGTATGCCTCCTTCGTTGATAATAAATAGAGCGGCGGCATAAATTACCGCCGCTCAGTCCTTTAAGTAATGTTAATTATACAGCCAGAATCTTCTTAACTCTGTTTACAATGTCCCCATTGTAAGTATCCTGTACAACCTTAGCCTGAACTTCCAGACCAACTAATTCCTGTACATCCATCTCTACAATGCTGGAAGTGTCAATACCCAGTGCATCGAACAGCTCTTTCAACTTCCACAGTGCTTTATCAATAAGCACAAAGTTGTCCCAAAGCTTTCTACCACCTTCAACACCCATGACGTCATATTCTACCTTCAACATAGGATTGCCTGTAGAAGATGTGGTCTCTTCAACTTTAGCAATCTGCAAGGTGTAAACACCTTCTGCCAGAGGTTCACGAGAGGGTACACTAGAAAAATCCAAATTCAACATATTTATCCTTCCCAGGGTAGGGTGTTTCGTTCCCATCCTGTACCGATTACATCTCGGGTGGATGATAAGATTTTTAGCCCGTCTTGTGACGGTTGAGAACTCAGGTACGAAGTAGGGGAGGCGATACGAACAACAACACACGAATCATAGGCCTACTTCGAGGGGGAGTTCCTGAGCTCTCAACTAGCACAAGGCTAGCTGTCCGGTTTTAGGGATTTTACACCGGCAACCCATGTTACCAAATAAAATGGTAATTATTCATCTCACCATTATCAATGATGATGTCCTGAGCAGTCATACTCTTGTTGACCATTGCTACGAAGTATACCCACTCTGCAATTTCCTCCGGGGATGCCCATTTGTTGAGCATGGATTCTTGCATAACCAAATCCCACATCCAAGGGTCATCCATCACGTGTCTGTTCAACTCTGTTACTACACCACCAGGAGAAATGCTGTTGCATGTTGCACCATACCCTGCTACTCTCATGGCTACGTTCTTTGTATATGCAAGAACAGCACCTTTGCTAGCAGCATATTCAGGAAATTCAGCTCCATTATGAGCACTTGTTGATGCAATGTTTACAATTGCTTTAATTCTCGGTTGTACACCATACTTCTCTGTGCAGTAGAATGTGCTAAAGAAGTTGGTGTGCATTGTGTTCTCTGTACCACCAGCATCCTGGACACCTGCATTGTTGATGAGGATATCAACATCTGCAATATCAGGTAAGTTGGATACATCAGAAGCATCTACTTCGTAGTGTGTGTATCTGGGGTCGTCGATTTCGCTAGGTCTAGGGTCAATACCATACACATGAGCGTCCATAATACAGCTTAAGAACTTCTCTGCAATGGCTTTACCAATACCTCTACTTGTACCTGTGATAACTACATTAAGCATTCTTTAAGTACTCCCTTCCAACATTCTCTCTTTCCCACTGTTTAGATACTCTATACCCAATAGGGCTAAATACTATCTCACACAGCAGCTCTACAATACAACCAGTTGCGGAACATGTAACTACTTGAGTCATTGTCCAGCCAAAGAACACGTGACTTACAATTAAGGAAAACACCATGTTGTCAACAAACTGTGCAATCATAGTTGACACGTAGGACCTAATAGCAAAGCTTTTAAATCCAGAGCTCGTCATTGCTCTACCAATTGCACTGTTCAAGATAGCATTTACAATCGCTGACGTTAGGAAAGCAATTGTGCTACCCATCAACACATACCATGTACCTCCAAAAGTTGCATTGAGTGCTTGGTTGACTTCTACCATTTCGTATGTGTAATACTCTCCCCAGTACCCAGGAATATTGGACACTACTAGTAGCACAGCACACACTAAAAGGTTACACGCCACAGCAAATGCTGAGATTTGGATGGATGCTTTTGCACCGAAACGCTTTGTAATCATGTCCATTACTAGAAAGCTTAGCCAGGACACTGTTAGGCCACCGTCTAGGGCAAACCAGCTGATACCTGTATCCAGTGACTTGTTTGCTAACAAGTTCATCAGTATGACTGATACTGCATACAGTGCAACCACCGCACAAGGTACGCTTCTCATAAGAAGCTTGAAGTGCCTCCACTCGGCGCCTCCCTTCATAATAAGCTTAGCACCAAGGCCAGTTTTAATTGCTTGTGTGTTCATTTAGAACTCCTTTCTGCCGGGTTATCTGGTACCGGCACCCTGTATTAAATTGCTGCTCGTCTCTCCGAGCCGCCACTGTGCTTCTTAACTACCTGCTTGGTCAACACACAGTTTGCACGACCACTTTGTACCGTGATAGCTTGATAACCTAGTTCGCTGTACCTGCTTCGCTAGGCGAACGTCCAACCATTAGGTGGGTACATCGTTGCAAATGTCGGAGAAGGGACTTGAACCCTCACACCATATGGTACCGGAACCTAAATCCGGCGCGTATCCCCGTTTCGCCACTCCGACTACTTATCTGCTATTTAGCAAACAGCTGCTTTGCTGTAGGATTTTTATACTCCTTACCTACTCCCAGACGAGTCTTACCAGGCCACTTGCCTTTAGCTCTATCTGTTGCGCAGTAGTTACCTTGAAGGTCAGTATAAGTTCTTACTACAATATCAAAGTATGTTGGCATTTCCTGAACCATCTTACCATGAATAGCAGGTCCTCCGTAAATCTGACCACTCAATTCATCTTTCTCCAACTTCTCTTGCATGGTAAGAATCTGATTGACATTGCAATCTCTCAACTGCTCTACTGCCAATTTATTAAGGTCTGTCATCATACCCCAGTGCTGAATCTGCACATTCTTTCTGAAATTAAGACCTACACCTTTCATATCAGAATCTTTACTCCTCAACTCCTCAAGCATGAACCACTGCAGCTCGCTCCAAGTATCCCAGATAATCCATTCAAAAGGTGCTTCAATACTTACACCAAACTTCAAAGACCACTTCTTAGGGTCATTAGCTTTAACCAGTTTGTATGCCTCATCTAAGTCTTTAAACTTATCAAAGCTTACTACTGTAATGTTGTCATTGTATCCGGCCTGTACTAAGTCAGGAGCATTACGCAAAGTTTTGATACCCTTATCAATATCAATAATCAACACTCTGCCTAACTCCCCTACAGTACCCATTAAATGAGTTTTTCCAGTGCCGCTAGCACCGTAAACCAAAGCAAACACAGGGTCGGTATCAGGCAAATTCAAATCAATAATATTCATAATCTCACCTCTTTATATAAATATTATATATCCTTTTTTAAGAAAAATCAAGATAACTAATAAGAAAAATTTCAGTTTTTATAAAAGCTATCTTATTTTATAGACTAGTAGCGACGATTAAGCCGCCACTAGTCCAACATATCTTAAAGTATACAGTAATGTACTTTATTTAAGTATCGGTCATGCCTCCGTGCTTCTTTCCGCTTTTTCGTCCAAATGGTCTTCTGTGCGCTCTACAAACTCCTCTGCAAACTCAGCCAATACAGCCTGTTTATCTAATCTCTCATACATGTATGTCTGACAGATAGTTTTAAAGGAGCACATCTGACACGCAAAATAGCTGGGCTGAGGTGCAGCATATTTACCTATGGTAACAGCATCCTCACACTGCAAACATGTTGTAAAGAAAGTCTCCATGAACATGTCCAAGTCCTCATCGCTATACTGACATGCTGTTCTCTGGTACTGGAATTTACGCAGGAGCTTTTTAACCTCATTCAAGAACACACCACCTAATTTAGCAGGTACAAAGTTCTCATCCTGGCTATGCGCTTTATTGTACTTCTCAACATACTCTTTAAGCGCCCAAGTGTACACACGAGGCTGTTCATCTAACCACAGATAAGCACCATCTCTGAAAGACTTACATGTTTTGTGCTCAAAGCCCCAAATTTCGTTTGTAGTAGTATCCAGTGCAATCATGTCAATGGAACCACAGATGGTCAAGCCCGGTTCCAATACAGGGTCACCGAAATCGTCATACACTTTTTCACCTGTCTTTTTATCCACTTTGTGTACCATAGGTACCAAGTACTCTCCATCGCTTGTGCACGGTGCAATCTCAAAATGGTGTTCCACATCCAGCACCTTATAAGTATCGAGGTCATAAGGCAGTACGTTTTCATAATAGCCAGGAATCATTGCAAGTAATGCAGCGTCGTTGTCTGTAGACATCTCACGTCTAACCATCTCCATTACTTTTTCCAGAGAAGCTCCCAAATACAACTCAGCCAATGCTTCATGAAAGATAGTACCAAAAGCAAATGCAGGAGGTGTCACCATAGGTCTCAAATGAAACATGTTTCGAGAACTTAACTGCCACTGCCGACGACAGGTCTTAAATGTTTTAATCTCACTCACATCAACTCTCATATTACTCCTCCTTATTGTCATCGTCACCAAACAACATTTTAAGCATGTCTTCGAATGTAAAAGTTGCTTCCTTGTTTACATGTTCCGTAGTACTACGCGTCTTTGCCCAAAGACCTGTTTTCTGAGTTACCGTGAAGATTTCCAGCTCCTCAGAACCCAGCTTAAGTGCTTTTGCTACGCAGCTCATAACCTGCATTTTGTCGATGAACGAAATCTCCTCCAAACAAATTTCTGTTGTTAAACTGGTGTAATCTTCTCCTTCTTTGATTGCGGGTGTTGCTTCGATTTTCAAATAGCCTTTCATAAATATTACCTCCTCAATTTATTACGCTTTGTATCAACTAACTTGTCTCTAATGCTATTACAAATATCACAACGTAGAGCGTATACCTCATTGTACCATCTATCACCGAATTCATCTGTAGTACCTCTACGGTATATACGCTGTACCTCATTCCTGAGTAACCAATCAAGAAACTCAGCCTCCTGCTTAGTCAAGGAAATTGTAATACATTCCTGCATAATGACATCACTCCATCTTAATGTCTACTCTAATAACATTCTTCACTGCATACACTTTGATGTCCTTGTCAATATCCAATCTAGTGCACACGCCACTTTTAATTGTGTTGATTGCCTTATCAATCCTATCATAAACTTCAGGCGTTAATAACAATCCTGCTTTAGTAACATTGATACTCATACACTCACCTCCTATCAGTTCTTAATAAAGTGTTACACTACTATCTAAAAGAAAGCCCCTGACAAGTAACTACTTATTTTAAGAAGTTTGCTGTATACATTAAACTACTTAGCCTGACAGTAAATACTTGTCAAGGGCTTTCAATTATTCTTAAGAATTAAGCCGACCTTACTCGGTAGTAGGAATTATGCCTGTGCTTTTGCTTCAGCCTTTTTAGCAGCTTCAGCAGCTTTAGCAGCAGCCTCTTCAGCCATCTTCTTTGCAAACTCGCCAGAAAAACGCTCTTTAACTGCAGCTTCCAGTTTAGAAGGCGGCATACCCTTCATGTTCATCATACCGTTGGAAATTACCTTAACACTGTTGCCTTTGAAGTCATCCAGCTTTTCACTATTCAATGGACGTACAACTGTGTGTGTTGCTGTCTGCAGTACAATTGCATACACCTCAGGGTCCTGCTTCAGTACTACAGGCTGCTTAGCGTCCATTTCAAAATTCTTAAAACGTCTCTTAGGTACCAGAACACCATCAACTTCAATCTTAGCATTCCATGCAGCACCTTCACCTCTGTTAGCACCTCTACGACCATCTGTTTCCTTGAGCACTTTGTCAATTTCCAGTGCTTTAGCAACAATATCTTTCAAAGTTGCCAGACCTTTTTCAGGGTCAAGTCTACGTGTTACGAATCTTTCGATTGCATCCCAGTTGTACACATGAGGGTCATACACCATGCCTTCTTTGGGCTGCTTAGCCACACTGTAAATTCTTACAGGGTTCAGTTCAAACACACCTGCGATTGCTTTCAGAGAAGGGGTGCCCATCTCAGCCATCAAAGGTTCAATGTTATTTGTGTAGTTAGATACTGCCTGTTCTGTAACTTTCTCTTTACTCATAAATCTACCTCCTAATCAATGTTATGGATTTATTGTACTATGCAGAAATATCTTATATCTTATTTCTTATTTATATTATAAAGGCTTTTTTGCAAAAATCAAGAGTTTTCTGCATTATTTTTGAAAAACTTCAAACTAATACAACATCTGCATTGTAAATTATTATGTAGTCTTCAACTTACCATCACGCAACATTCTGAAATATACAGCTTGTACCTGTTTATCTGTCATAGTGTCCACTTTAGTTACCCACTTCTGCGCTCCACCATACTGTCTTCTCAGTATAATTCTCATCTGTAATGTATTCATACTTCAAACACCTCCCTGTACCAATTATGCTCTCCATCACCATAGAAGTATAAATAATCCGGAGTAGTAGCATACGGTTCAACTATATCTGCCTGCTCACCGTTAGACCATTCATCTAACACAGACTGTGCTATGGTCATAAGATGTATAGCATGCCAATTAGCATCATGCTCTGTATCCCACTTTGCAATCTTAGTACCTAAAGGTCTTTCAGGTACGTAAGCATAAAATTGCCCAGTACTCAATACCTCGGTAATTGAACTACCCCAAATACCTTCATCCACTCTATTACAAATACACCAAGCAACTAAACGCATCTCATCCTCAGATAAACCACCAGCTTCACCCTCAATAGTATTAGCTACCATGAGCAGTTCATCGTACGTATATCTAGATACCTCGTACCTCTCTATAGGTCTTTCAATATACAGGTCGTACGCCGTGTCTTCTGTCGATTGTGTTGTTGGGCAAGCAAAATGGGCACAGCCCAGATGCAGGCCAAGGTATGATATTGATGTAGCCATTAGCAGGGTTGACAACACGTTTCCCACTCTGCGGGTCAACTTCCGCTTGCGGTGCATAGTCGATTTTGTAGGGATTTTCCTCTGGCCGTAATTTTTCATCTTTCATATACTCCTTTAGTCTAGTATTTGAATTTTGAGATATAATCTCACCTACATTCCAGCTCAAGTCCTCTGGTGTCTCAAAATGCATTTGTGTTATCATTCTGATACCCAAAGGTATATTACTCATTTGAGCCTCCGTAGAATTTTCTACAAGCATTTTCCACATAGCCAATCTATGCAAACTATCTTGTACACATCTGTACTTACATTGTCTGGTACAAAGCCCACAGCACCTTTTAGAACGTCTACATTCTTCACTTCTAAATGGAATAACCTCACTTATCTGCTCTATACTGTTACCAGCATTGTACATATCTTGTAAACTTAATAGATTCCAATGGTCCCTTTCGGGGTAGGTTGCAAGGAAGTCCCTCGCAACCTTATGATGTTGTACAGCATTTGTAATGTGGAATTTACAAAACCCCATTAGTCACTTACCTCCCTCTGGTCCTCGTTTAAATTCCATACGTCAAAGTATCTACAGGCCAAGTACAACTGTTCATTCGTTAAGTTGTAGATAGAACAGGTGTCTGGTGTAATCTCGTCAAAAGTTGACAAAGCCCAAGCATCTACCAAACAATGCCAGTGATTGCTCAGATGAACTATCGACAACTTATCCTCCAGCAATCTCATTAACATGTCTCTGTACAGGATTGTACCTAACTTAATAGCCCTATTATCTTTTTGCGTATTCAAGTACACATATACAGGTTCAGGCTCCTGACTATTCCAGGACTCGTAGCACAATTCCCAACGGATTGTCTCCCTACTAAATCCTAACTTCTGCAAAGTGTTGATGAAGCTACCCGCTCTGAGAAGCACCTCTGCCTTGCATCTGCCTAAAGTTGACGGGCCGGACGCTACACGTACGCTGTACACATCCGAGTCTAACTTTTCTAAAGAGTACATCAAGTCCACAATGCTATTTAACATCTAACATTACCTCCCATTCATTTGTCTGTATCCAAGTACACTGGTTTAATAATTCTGCTCTGCCTACTTAATCCAATAATCCAATCCACCGAGTAGCCAGTGGTACTTGCGATTCTACCTACAATTTCCAACTTAGGTATCACCTGTCCAGTTTCGTATCTAACTAAGGTATTTTTACTAATACCAGTTATCTCGCAGAACGCCTCTCTAGTCCACCCAGTCTCTTTTCGTAATTGTATTAAACGCTTTCGCACGCTGTCGTTATCATAAATGTACATTTTATCACCTCAATCCTTTACGTTTAAAATGTTACGAAAAAACCCTACGAAAATACCTAACAGAAACTTAATCATTGTTTACTTCTCCCCTCTAATACATTTGCGATTCTTTCCAAGTTAATTGCAATGGCCTGCAATGCTATTAAAATCATTTGAGACATTATCTCACCTCCTCATTAAACTGCCATTCATCACAGTCGCCACCGTCAAATACAGCATCCATCTCACCGTAGTATTTGCACATCTCTTCTGCAGAGTCGTAGTGTTCACAGTTGCCACACTTCACGTCAATTTCTGTTAAGTTTGTGCTTTCACACCAAGGGCACCCAACATAGTGCTCCTCGTTATTCCAATCGTAATCCAACTCTCTGTGCACCTGAACACAATCCGCCAATTCAGATTCCTCAATGTACATGCCACAGTCTTCACAGATATAAAACTTTCTACTCATAATGTTTCCTCCTTCTCCCACAGTTTAACTGCTTTGTTGTTTAACCTGATAAGTCTTAGATGTATTGTAGCTGCCTTAGCTTCCAACTTATGACGCTTCTCCACATTCGTGGTAAGTTGCGCCTTTTCAAGGAGCTCGGCCTCCTGCCGCGAAAGGGTTGCGACTAAGGAATCTAGTGCCGTGATTTCCTCCTGAATCAAGAGTTTTTCTTGACTAATTGGCTCAGCTATCGGCTCGGGTTGTCTTGGTGGTCCTTTGACTAACCAGCCGAAAAACTGGAGCACCAAGTACACGCTACATACCATTGCTTGCAAGAGTACCTTTAGTAATGCCACATAATTCGCCTCCTTATTCGTATGTATGTTTTATTACTGAAAATGTGGTGGAGGACTGAACCTCCCACGCCTTAAGCGTCGCCACATGCTACCTTGATTGGAATTGGTAAGACATTCCCATCTATGATTGTTATGTAAATTCCGGCTGATGTAACGTATCCGTAGATTCTCATTGTAGTCTCACCACGAACAATATCGCAGTTGTAGTCAAGGCTGTCCTCTGTGTACTGTGCGTAACACACCAGTGCCTGAACCTTAGCTTCGTCAATGAATGCGTTTCCAAGGTACTCTCTTAACTTATCTCTAATGTCCATACTTTAAAACTTTAAAAACCTCCCTTCCCGCGATTCTTGGATATGGTTGCGACTAACATTAAATTATTAAATTACACCTCCTGTGACTTCATACAGTTTAAGGTAAGAGTAAATTGCTTTGCAGGTTAGCCCCTTACGGAGTCTGAAAGCCGTCATTCCGACGCCGTGCACCCAGAGTACAATTTCAAAACGTTCCTGTACAATCTCCAGTGTATGTGTGTTTGGAACCTGTGCAGCAAGGTGGTCGCGAAGCTCCTGGTAAGAACACTGATCTGGAAGTGTACGCCAGTTTGTCTTTAAAGTCATCCAGGAACTCCAGGAACTCAAGTAAGTTATTAAGTTTGTTTGTTGTTATTGCCTCCTTTTGTGTTAATTGATTGTTAGTTTGTGTGTTGTTGTTTTTTTTTTGTTTTCTTTTATTATATAATAAGTTGCAAGAAAAATCAAGAGTTTTTTCAAATAAATTTGAGATAGTTGCGGGGTAGGCCGCTATGTGTTCTACTTAGAGTCAGTGCCGGAGCTAATGACAGAGTCTGAGCTATGGTTAGTAGTTAGTAGTTAGAAATACCCAAAACCTGTAGCCAATAACTCAATGATAGCTGCACCTGTCATAAGGCCCATTAAGAACACATCAATGTCAATGTCAATGTCAATGTCAATGTCAATGTCATGTCTTGTCTTTTTGCTCATTTTTAGTACCTCCTATTAGTTAGAGTACACTCAAGTTCATTGGTATCAGTTTCTAGAAGGCGGAACGTGGCGGTCTCTATCTATCTAAAGGTAAAAAAAATGAAGTGACTGATACCTCTACAGAGAGATACGCTATCAGTTTAGTCTGCTATATCAGTCTACTGCTCACTAAATTCACTTTTAGCACCCTATCTCTCACTCTTTCTCCTCTTTTTCTCTTATTCTTTGTTTCTCATTTTTCTATTATTATAAATAAATGAGAAACAATGATAATAAAAAAGAATAAAAAGAGAGGGGGTGAGAGATATGTAGAAAGAAAGTGAGATTGAGGGGTGTAGGCATTTACCTTGCGCAACTAATAGCGTATTAGTTAGAACACCTATCAGTTGGAAGAGGAAATAAGGATTTATAAAGAGATGCCTGGACCTATCACAACTTCTAGAAACTGATAGGAGTGAACTCCAGGATATGGTCATATTAAGTTGATTGAGAGTGAGGGGCGGGGTATTTCATCCCACGCAACCCTCCTCAAATGAATTTGAGATTGACGCCAGCGTAGCTCATTTCTCAATTTGGAATCTGGTAACACAGCACTCTTTGCAAATTACAAAGACCAGAGTTTCCAGGTCCATAATCTTAAAGTATGCAGGGTTACTGTGGTCCATGATATCCTTCGCAACTTTCATCAAATCCTTGGCAGTTGCGTGTGGGCTCTTTCTACGTCCTTCCATATACTGCACTTCAGGGAGCATGCTATGCAGTGCCTCGTAATCCTTATTTGTGCCCAGAGTATAGTAGTCACGGCTAATGCAAAAAGCCCTCAGGTCTTCCCAAGCCAGGGAGCGTGTTTCTCTAATTTTCATCATAGTAATTCTCCTTTCTATCCTCGCAATTTAACTCAAAGTGTGTGTGTGTGTGTGTGTGTGTGTGTGTGTGTGTGTGTGTGTGTGTGTGTGTGTG